AATGAGTTTTGAAGCCTTAAAACATGAAGTAGCACTCGGTCTTACGGGTAAGAATGACGGAATACCTATGGGATTTGATAGACTTAATCGTTATATAGGTATTAGAAAGAGTATGTATTTTCTTGTAGGAGGATTAACAGGATCAGGTAAAACGTCCTTTATAGATGATGCATTTGTGTTAAATCCTTTTGATTGGTACATTTCTAAAGAAAATAAAACAAAGATTAAATTAAAAATCATTTATCGTTCTATGGAAAGAAGTAGAACATATAAATTAGCTAAATGGGTGTCCAGAAAGATATTTCTTGATCAGGGAATAGTACTTCCTGTTTCTAAATTATTAGGATGGACTGAAAAGATGACAAAAGATGAACATGATCTTTTTCTTATGTATGAAGATTATATGAATCAGATTGATGATGTTATGATTATTATAGATGGTCCAGAGAATCCTGTTGGTATAGCAAAAGAATTGAAAGCTCATGCTCTAAAAAATGGTCGTATTGAACAATTAAATGAATATAATAAGATATATGTACCAAATGATGAAAATGAGATTACATTAGTTGTATTAGACCATATAGGACTATTAAAAACTACTAAAGATCAAACTACAAAGAAACAAGCTATTGATAAAATGAGCGATGAGCTTAGATATGCTCGTGATTTTTTTGGATATACTCCTGTAATTGTTAGTCAATTTAATAGAGATATTGCTAATCCTATGCGTATTAAAAATGGTGATGTTGAACCACAACTTGAAGATTTTAAAGAAAGTTCACAAACTCAAGATGATGCAGATGTTGTTCTTGCTTTATTTGATCCTATGAGATATAAAGTGGCAGATCCTTCAGGATATGACCTTAATAAGTTAAAGGATGATTTTGGAGCAAAATATTTCAGAAATCTTAGACTTATCAAAAATAGCTATGGTGAAGACGATGTGAGAATTGGTCTTGGATTTTTAGGACAAGTTGGAATGTTTAAGGAATTACCTAAAAAGAGAGATATTACAGATGCTGATTATGAATCAGTTATAAATAAAACTTTTTTCTTTAACAAATAAATCATCATGACAAGAGAAGAATATATAAACATTAGAAACAAGAATCCTGGTATATTAATTTATACTGTATATAAAGAAAGATATAAACCAGAGAAACATGGACAATTTTTGGATCAGAACACAATGATGGGACTGTTGCAAATGACAGGACATGCAGGACCGTTGCAAAATAATTTAATTGATGAATATGATCGTCAATTTAAAATAACAACAGTTATAGATAAAAATGGTAACTTCATAAAGATAAGATGACACTCAGAGATAAAAGACAATTAGAATTTGCAAATAATTGGATTGATGGGAATAAGTTTGGTATTTTAAATCTTTGTCCAAGATTTGGTAAAATTAGGACAACGATTAATATTTTTAAAAAACTTGTTCCAAAATCTATATTAATTGCTTATCCAGATAATAAGATTAAAGAATCTTGGAAGAATGATTTTGAAATATGTAATTATAATGATGAGAATGTTGTATACACTACACATCTATCATTAAAGAAGCATATGGAGGAAACATTTGATATTGTTGTAATAGATGAAGTGCATTTATTAAGTGAAGCACAGATAAAAGTGTGTAAAACCTTATTTAAAGCTAATAGACAAGTGCTAGGGCTTACTGGGACATTGTCACACACAACTCGTAATACTCTCTTACAAGAGCTTAGATTGCGTGTAGTGGCTAATTATCCAATTGAGCAGGCTATTGAAGAGGGTGTAATTGCAGATTATGAAATCACTGTAGTTAAAGTTCCTTTAGATACAATTACGAGGGAAAACCATAAAGGAAAAATGGTAACTGAAAAACAGAAATTTGACCAACACACTTGGGTGATTAACACTTTAGAAGATAAAGGAAAAAATACAATGTTTCTTCGTTTAGCCAGAATGAGAATTATTCAAAATAGTCTTGCTAAATTAAATAAGACTAAGGAAATATTAAAAAGACATCCTAATGAACGAATTCTTGTATTTTGTGGAATTACCAAAATAGCAGATGCATTAGAGATTCCTTCCTATCATAGTAAATCTACAGAAAAGAAATTATTTGAAGATTTTGCTAATGGAGTTGGTAATCATTTAGCTGTTGTTAAAATTGGAAACACGGGTAGGTGAAAGTTATGCCCGTATAAAACCCCTCTAATTCGGTGAAACCTTAGCAAGTAATGTTGAAGGCAATGCCGAGCCAAGCAGAAGATAAATTTTTATTTTTGGGCGTGTGTAGAGACTATTCCGTAAGGAAGTAATGCAAATATTTTGTATATTTGTATGAAACGGGGGGTATTATAAATACAATATGTAAAATGTACAAGATTTATTATTTGACATCTGAAATTGATCAAAATATTCCTATGTATGTAGGTATGACTAAATTAAGTCTAAGAGAAAGATTAAAAGAGCATTTAGATCATAAGAAGGGTCATAGTAGAAAAGATTGTTGGAAACTTGAGAGGAATAAAAATATTACAATTCATCTCATTGAAGATAATATATCTACTTTTTCAGAATGCATAGAAAGAGAATTATACTGGATCCAATATTGGAAGGATAAAAATCCTAACTTAAAAAATTCAGTACTCTATAAACTTTCTGAACATCCTTATACTAATTCTATAGAAAACATAAAAAGGAATATCTCTGAAGGAGTTATTGCTAAAAAATGTAAATCTATAATAGTATTAGATATTAAACAAAATTTTGTAAAAGAATTTAAAACAATATTACAAGCAAGTGAAGAATTGAAGATTAAAGATGAGACGATAAGTAAAAATCTAAGAAATCTAACTAAAGCAACTAAATATATATTTTTGTATAAAACCGAATATGATCCTAATAAGGATTATAGTTACAAAATATATAATGCAAAAGAAAGAAAGAAGAGTCTTGTTAAACCTTTAGTTTCTGAAAATTGTAGATTATCAGTAACAAAACCATGTATTGTAATTAATATTAAAACTAATAAAATATATAGTTTTAATACGCAAGAAGAAGCTTCCAAATTTGTAGGATGCTCTAATCCTTTAATTTCAAAATATAGAAATACTGATAAATTGTTTAAAAACATATTTAAGTTTTTATAATAAAGACATAGTCCGATCCTTAGAGAAATCTAAGACAAATTGTGGTAACGTACAAACCTTTAAATAGGGTGATTATTAATTATTTTGATAGCAATGGTGAAAACCTTGCTCAAAAGATTAATAGGTGCATGTCTATGGAATATGATAATCCTGATAAAAAGGCTCATATTTACATTATTTCTTCAAATGAACAAGTTGAACAAAAATGGCTCAATAAAGCTCTTGAGTTTTTTGATAAATCTAAAATAAAATACATATGAAAACAAGAGAAGAACAATTAGAATCTATTATAATATCTCTAAATGAAGCTCAAACCATACTCATAGGAAATATAAATACATTAGAGCAAGAGATAATAAAATATCAGATGCCTGTAAATAATATGGAAACATATAAGGATATTATATTTAATGGAGTAAAATTACAAGTATATTATAAATATATTCCTTATAATCCTGATACAAAAGAAGGAGGAGTAGCAGAAATATCTAATATATGGGTGAAAGGAGGAACGAGTATTTATAATCTATTTCATTTTGATGATATAGATGATCTAGCAGATATATTAATTGAAATGGAAGAACAAGATGTTCAATAAAGAAAAAATAAAATACATATGAAAACAAAATATAAATTAATAAAAGAATATCCAGGAAGTCCCTGTATAGGTACAATTAAAGAAGTAGAGACTCGTGAAGGAAGAGTACTAACTTGTAACACTTGGGAACTTTATAATATATATCCTGAATTTTGGGAAGAGGTAGATGAAATACCTGAATACGTAAAATTTCGTGAAAGGATTTATAAAGTTAAAGATTGGACTCCTCATGTTTATTGTATAATAAATGATGATCTCCAACCATTCAAATCAATATGCGCTATTTCTACAAAAAAAGAATATGAGATTCTTTTCAAATCAATATGCGCTATTTCTACAAAAGAAGAATATGAAGCTCAATTTAGAGAATATGAGATTCTTTCTTTTGAAGGTGACACTGGTAAGTTTGCAACACCTTGTCCTGACAATTTTTATAGATACACTCCTTATAATAATAGGGATTTTACTTTATCAAAAATGTTAGAATTAGCAAGTGTAGGTACTGTTAGAATTCATTCTGTTAAAAGATTATCTGATGGAGAGATATTTACTGTAGGAGATAAATTACATAAACATGGGGCAACTATAAAAAAGTTTATTGTAATGAATGATTTTCTTCAAATAATTTCTGATGCTACACATGGAGTTATTACAGATAATCTTGGATGGAGATTAGAAAATTTACAAAAAGCTAAATGCCCTTTATTTATTACAGAAGATGATGTTGTTATATATGAAGAAAATAAAAAATCTTGTTGGATAATGGATACTGATTTTAATTTACATCCATATCCCTATATAGGATTTAAAACTTTTTCTACGAAACAAAAAGCAGAAGAATATATAGCAAAGAATAAAGTGTTATTTGTTACAGAGGATGGAGTTAATGTGTATAAAGATGACAGCTTCTATTTTGTAGATTCTTATTTTGAAATAGGTAGAGGTAAAGCAATTTCTGGTACATTTAGTAGAATCTCTGATTATAAAGAATTTTCAACAAAAGAAAAAGCACAGGAATATATTGATATGAATAAACCTATGTATTCTATAAAAGATGTAGAACAAGGATTACTTAGGTATGGATATCATCGTTCTTTTATTGAAGTGGTATTAAATAAATTGAGAACTTTTAAAAAATGAAAACCGATTTTGAGAGGGTATATCCCAGAATGACTCCTGATGAACAGAATATGTATATGTATATTTCTTTCTCAGGATTTTATAATAGTAGAAGT